TGCCTCTGATGATGCATAATCAGTGAGTGTAAGCCCACCCTCATACACTCTATGATAATCTTCTGCAAAATTTAACACTAATTCTTTTACACCCAATGAGTTCCCAATATTCCAGATATTAGTAATAGGATCTTGGATGTGATATTCATCAGCACGTTTCATGATAGCAAAACCAGTGCTAGGTTCTCGGAATAATAATCTCATTACACTTAAAGTCTCAAAGATTATTTCATAAGGGATAATTTCAATAAAATCTTCATCAAATACCTGCACATGGATATGTTCACCAAGGTTATGTTGAACTAACCACTCAGTTGATGAAGTTGTTTGTGAGTGAATATAAGCACCTTGTTCAATTCCATGATAATAAACACTTCTACTTAACGCATATGCATCTGATATATTTGAGTTATCACCATAAAGGGATATAAAGAAACCAGTGAAATCAGTAATAGGAGCAAATACTATACGATAATCAACAACCCTGTTAACGGGTCTTAGATATTCCCAATATGCACTAATATCTAACCAAGTCTGTTGAGATAAGATTTCGTGTATATCCATTGGTTCCTGATTAATATCCATTTCAACGATATAATGGGTGCTTAACATCATTTTCTTATCTTCACGGACATCAATGAAATTACAAATCTCTTCTAATAGGACATAACCTATTCTTTCGTCAGCAAATATCACATTTACTGTATCCGTATCATTAAGAATATGTAAACTATATTCGTCTGGATGTATTTTAACGTCATCAAAATCATAAGCAACCACCATAAAACCTTTAATTTCGTCTGTATATGGTACAACCCATGTTGATGCAGGTTCTTCTTGTACGAATTTCCAATCCGCCGTTAACATAAAAGCAGTTTTAATTCTTTCCGTTGTATCAATAATAGGATCTATTATCAATACTGCATATCCATCAACAGGGACATCAAAGAATACCTTGACTTGGTTTTCACTGGTTATTGCATAATCACTTGAAATCATTTTGGTATCATTAGTATCATACACCTCTAGTATTATTCTTGATGTAAACAAACTATGATTGATTATCCATTCATCAGATATATTATTCTGAATGTGGATAAAGTTAGCAGGTGATACAGCAACTTTTCTTGTTGTTGATAGTGATTCACTAAATTCTGATCTAATGTCACCGGATGAACTCACGGTTTCCATTTCAAATATATCTTGTGAATCCTCAGTGAAATCTATTTTAAGCTCTTTATTTCCTGTATCATTAGATATAAACCATACATTACTGAGTGGATATTGTGATCCTACATGCACAGGGTCTAATATAGCCGCGTACCCTGTCATTGGATAATCAAAGTCTACTATCACAACGCCAGGTGTATAAGTCACGTCTGAGGGTATCATTCTGTCCAAATCATCATCAAATGTTTGGATATGGGGATCATTATCAAATGTATGATCAATATACCATGTCATTGCTGGTGTGGTTTGTGAAAATAGTGTGCTAGGCACATCTTCTGACACCACAACGTGATTTTCATCCTTTAACCATGTATCCTTTTCAATCCGTTTAACATCATCATTTGAATACTGAGCAATTACATTCTGGTTTTCAAACCCTGTGTAAATATCCCATTCTGATGAATTAAAGAGTGTTCTGTCTTTGGTTAAATCATGAATCTTTACAAAGGCATACCCTTTTGTTTCTATTGGGAGAATAATGGTTACATTATTCTCATCAATATAAAACACATTAGTTGGTTGAATTTCCACAAAGTTCTCATCAAATACCTGTGTAAGAACATTTTTCTGGTTTAGATTGTGATTTAACTCCCATGTTGTTGATTCTATTTCATGCTTTGTATATACAAATGCACCATCACGAACATATGTTATTGATGCCTCCATATCAGTCATGCAGGCTTCAATAGTCATAGGATAGTTATTTTTATACCATAATGACCCTGCACCACCCGTAATAGGTGCTTGGTGATATTCAGGTTTAAATGTATAAATGCTGTCATACCATGCAGATGTAGGCACATTTGTCATTTCAACGACATCAGGTGGTGGACTATATGGATAATTTGGCCATGTGGATGTATCGTTTGGATCAATATCATCAGACCAGTTTGGCCACTGTGCAGGATTTCTTACATGCCATCTTTCATAAATATTAAGTCTATTTTGGGTATTAGTAAGAACTCTCCATAAGATAAAGAAATCTGTATAAGTCCCTTTACGTTTAAGAATCCATATCATATCACGGACGAACTCTCTAAGATGTAATTCAGGTATATTGAATGTATCAACATCAAACATATCATAGAATTTAGAAAGATAACCAAGATATTTCCTATCAACAAACATAGGATCAACCATATTCCATACTTCTTTCAATAAATTATAATTCTCTTGATATAATTCATCAAAGAATATATTCATAAATGCTTGGAATTTTGTTGTTCTTTGGTGTTCTGGAATTGCATCCATAACAAAGTTTTTCATTCCATAGAAAATGATTCTGGCAGTTTTCTCATCATGAGATTTGAAGATTTTATGAAACAATAAGAATATCTTATCGTAATTAACATAATTTCTTATATCAAGTTCCATATTCCATTTATCTTGATAATACTGTTGTGCCATACGTTTTAACCACGCATGGAATAATGAATCTTTACGCCAGTATGTCTCTCTGTTATTGTTATATGGTGTTGTAACACCCTCGTCAATAGTAACATCCCAATATTTGAAAAGGTATTGTGCACCGGATAAAGTTGCTGTAATTGTATCACCCGGAATAAGGGTATGTCCTGCATTATTATCAAAATTGAATCTGTCACCCTGTGTATTCTTATATTTTAAAGAAATAGGTATATACCCTGCATCATATTCTTTAACAAATAGATTGACAATACCATTACCATGAGTACTGATATTGACAAATGGTGATACGATATAAGAGTTCCCTGTATTAATTACATTGGGGTTATTATGATAATCAAGATTGAATATATTAAGGTGGTAATTAGTATAAAGAATATTGCCTGTTGAATCATTAACAAACGTAAATGGTTCGTCAAAGTATTCAGGAACTCCGTTTGTGACAACGGTACTGATGAACGTAACTTCCCATTTAAAATCCGTTTCCGGTTTATCTGAGTATTTTGAGTGTGTTACTTCATAAAAAAAGTCTTTTAATAAGAAGTAAGGGGAATCACTAAATTGTCCTTGCATATATTATCTCTTATGATTCTATATAAAATCTACACATATCAATAACCAACATAGGAAATTGATCATATCCTAATTTTATTGTTCTTAATTTATTATCTACATAACCATCATAACTATCATTTTTATACTGTGGATATAGATTATCAGTATTAGGTTCAAATATTTCTTGTTTGTCACCTGACAATGCATATGTAAATGTTGAAATTTCTCTAAGCACCAAGTTTTCAACACCCCTGATGGTTTCAAAATTATTATCAGGTGCAGTGATACTTTGATCCATGATGAAATTATGAATATCCATAAAACTTATTTCTTCATAAAAGTCTCTCAACATTCTATCAAAGAAATATTCTAATTTACTTCTTACATTATTCATCACATCTATGTAAGTGTACGTTCTTTTTACTCTAATCCCTATATCAAATCTAAAATAGACAAGATTTGGTGTGATGGGTATTTCGTAACAATTTAACATCTTTCTTGGTTCAAGGAATACCAACAAATCATCTCTATATACGGTATTGTATGTTGTTGGTTCCTCTACATACGCGTGTAATTCTGGATCATCTCTTTCCACCCATAAAACCAATTCTGTGTTGATAGTACCAGAGGCAAATAATGAATTTAAACCTTCTGGTGGGATAACGGATATATAAACCTTGTTATATTCAAGGATATTGCCTGGGTTTACTTCTTGTTCACCCCATGCAGATCCTTTATCAATATCAGTTCTTGATTCTAAATCATAACGATAATCTTTAGCAGTAACATTCCTATACTGAGAATGAATATTAGCTTTAGAAGAAACCTTTATTTCTTGAATATTTTCAGGTAATGAACCAAGTATTGATGATTCTTCATTAGTAAACTTTATTATATTCTCATATGGTATGACTAAACCTGTAGTTGTATTGATAATATTAAAATAAGGCATAGCAGGTAAATCAATAGCATTTGTACTGATTACACCATCAGGCCCATTTGAATCAAGTAAATTAACAACAATATCATCTACTTCACCAGGCACATTTCTGGATGTATCAAATCTAATAACATATCTATTATACTTGTCAAAAACAAGCATATAAACATCATCATAGTCCTCAGATTCAAGACCAGAAATACCCTCATAAAACTCATCAACTCTTTCCCACGACTCACCATTTACAACAACCGAAACTGATGGAACTATATATGGGAATGTACCATAATCATAATGATGAAACGGTAAGAATATCTCGTTGTTAATAATATCAGTATATTTGAAATTAAGTGTTTCAATCGTACCTTCTTTCATTTGAAATTCAAACGATGTAATGTCATTTATGAGTTGTACACTTTTTATTTCGTATTGTTTGGTTGTGTTGTATGTAAGAGCATTACCATCTCTTGATTCTAACCCAATATCAATAGGTTGCCATGCTTGAATAAGTAAATCATCATCATCACTGATAATTGGTTGTCCGTTACTGGTTCCAGACAATGAACAACTTATTGTAGTGTATGATGAAATATAACCCTTTGGATAATAACCTTTCTGCATTGCCAATGAATGCACGGTTTCATAGACATTTGCTGACTCCATATACACATTTTTTGCAACCATATTGGTATGAAATGAATTGAAATCTGTCAAATAAGACAATAATTCAAGTATCATAGTCATATTGGCACCATGATAATTATAATCTTTGAAAGTGTCTGATTTTTTTAACAAATCAACATTTTTTATCAATGATGTTCCAAAATCTGATTCAAGATATTCTGGAATTAGTTTATTAATTTCTCTTTTTTTATTGTCTACCATTATCTACCTTCTATTAAACCGGACGTATAACATCATAAAAGATATATGCCGTATCACCTTCCGTTATAACCGTATATGTTAGTGTTACTGAATATAAACCTTCATCTGGTTTTGCAACCACATGCAAGTTTTCTACCTTTATTCTATCTTCCCATATCTTTATTGACTGCATTAACATTTCACCAAGTCTTCTTGCCGTTATTTCGTCAATTTGTTCAAATAATATACCCCAAGATGGTGAGGCAAATGGCCATAACATTCGTCTTGACCCTTGTAGGGTTTTCCATATATTTGTTAATGAATTCTGGATGGCTAAATTCTCTGTCATGTATGCCAGGTCACCATCCGTATCCTTTTCAAAGTTTATGTCTATGTCTTTCCACATTTATATAATCCTCTCTATTATTTATATGTATTTATACTATGATATGATCTTTATCTGGACACGGTAATGGTGGACATGGATCTTCTTCTGGCGGTATATCATCATAATCATATTCTATAATTGGTGGTGGTGGTGGTGGTGGTGGTATATCTGGTGGTGCAGGAATACTTGGTTCAGGTGGTGCCGCCGGTGCAACTGGTGGTTCAGGTGTAATATTATTAGGTTTTACCGTCCCCGATACAGAACCAGAATTAGCCAATAAAGCCTCTTTTGCTAATTCAGCAAATTTAGCATCACCATCAGCAATCCCACCCCATTTTAAATTCTGGGATATATTTGTTTGTGACGCTTGATCATTAAATTTATTGGCTTTTAATGTCACAATAGGTGCATCTAAAATAATCTCTGTTGCACTCTGTAAGTGAATAACATCATCTGACCTAATATGTTTAAAACCCTGAGTAAAATCAATATTGGTTCCATACGTTAAATTAACTCTATTACCACCAACCATTTCTATTTTATCAATATCAATTATTTTGTATTCATCCAAATAGATATGGACATATCGTGTAAGGTCAATATATCTAAACTCATCTTCAAAAATATGAGAAATCTGGTTTTCAAGTATTTCCCTGTGTTCATTCTTATGTATTCTACCGTATCTATTGAGATAAATTTCATCCCATTGATCCAACATAACCAATGATGTTCTGTTTGTGTCTATTTTACGATGATAATCATTCATAACATGTTCAAATTTCATATCATCACAAATATCCCACCGTTTTTCATGGTTTCTGAGTATCAGTTCACCTAACTCACCCCACTCCATATAAGAATTGCTAGGGTGGTATAAATGCCATCTTCTATGTTCAATTGTATCATCAATCTCAACATAAATACCTGAATGAGAATAAGTCATAGAGTTAAATGGATACTTAGCCTGATACATTGGGGGTTGTTCATCCCAAGTCCCGGCAAATGCAATGTCAATAGCTTCATCTATATTGGGTAATTTTACCTCAATTAGTGTAGTTAACCCTAATTTATCACGTTTCATTAATCTGTGAGTATCTGGTTCACCAATCCAATCAGCATCAGGAAATAACATCATAGGATCATTGAAACCTTCGTCAATAGGTGCCTGGATGGGTAAACCGGGTGCAGATGCAAAATATCTAGGATGCATCCAATTTCCATTCTCAAAGAACACCCATACATACGACCCTTGTAAAGGCACACACCATTGACCATTACCTGATACAGAACCTTGATACAATCCAAATGCGGGTTCTGCCCATGGCAATTCTTCTGTTGGGACACCCCGTTTTGAGGTTTTATCTTTTAATTCATCATGCACACCCCAAACTCTAATCCTGCATCTACATAATAATTCTGCATCGAACCTGCACTCAACAACCCCACGGTATATCCCATAGAATTTATCTGCGTTGGTTTCATAATCATATACACTATTTTTTATTGGCATTACATATTCCTTTTATTGTGGTAATCCTGATCCTATTTGATTAATATCAACTTTATGAGTATTAACTTTTGCTGCATCAATAAGACCTGGCTCACTTTCATGATAACCATTTTTAATAAGAACCATTTTTTGAGTATAAACAGGGTTGGCTGATGGCATCCATTGATGTGTAATTGATTTGCATAAAAATAAACCAACCATATTTGGATCAATTTGGATCTCATCATCAGCACTAGGCCATTTAATTTCTATCATCCCACCGGCAAATCTCTTACAATGACCCTCAAGGGTACATTGTATTGTTTGTTGTAAACAATACCTTAGTATCCAGTCAGAATAATAGACGTTTTTGCAAATTTCGTCATCATCTTCATTAACATTAAGGTGTTTTTTATATTCACCAATATCAGTATCAATGGCTGCAGTATTAAATAATGATTTTGAACCTAAACAAGTAAATTTGTCTAAGGCATCCTTATATGACAGTTCAAGTTTAGTATATTTCTTTTCGTGGATATTCCAATTTAGAGTGAATGCACCCAATAAATGTCTAAGGCTTTGTTTATCCGGTCTATTAATAGTGTATCCATTGATATTATTGATATTATATTCATTATGACTTCTGACGGTATACAAACCATCAGAAGGTGGAACCATATCAACACCTTTTTTCAGTAATGTTTCCATTGAGATTACATTCAATAAATCTGCACCTGATACTTTAGTATCCGAGTATATAACATATCCCGGAACACCCGTTGCTGCAGAAGTACATCTCTGTGTTAACCATTTTACACATTGAATTGGTGTTTTCAATCCACTATAGAAATAATGTAATTTTTCGGGGCAGTTCTCAAACTCCCCTAGTTCTATTTCTGCAACCACTTCGAGTATATATTGGGATATGTCCATATAAGTGTAACAGGCATCCGAATATGACCTTGTATGATACCATGAATGCAATTTCTTATACATACTATCAACACAAAAGAATTCAATAACATGTCTATTTTTGTCTTTAGAGTTATTGACATTTACTTTTAACATATAGAAAGTAAATTCTTTTGTTACATAGGATTCCCCATCAGCGAGTAATGATTCATATGTGATAATCACTTTTTCATCATTTACAATAGGTAGCATTTCATGCATTGCTTTTGTATCTTTACATATTAAATGTAATGTTTTACAATAAGAATAAATATCTTCAAATAATCTTACTACTACAATATCATTATTATCTAATACTGTTGCATCTTTACCACCTATCATGGTAACAGAAAATCTATGTTGAACTTTTGCTTGTGACATATTTTATAAATCCCTAATACTCTTGTAATCTCTGAAAATATAGTAGAAATATGATGTTTTTAATACTTTTATCATTTTCCCTTCATATAATGATTCAAATGGGTTAATCACATCATTTAATTCACAAAGTATATACCAATAATTTGGTGTCTGATAATATTCATATGAAATATTATCCCACCATTCAGTATCTAAACAAATATGTTTATCAAAGAAAGCATCATTATCTTTGATACTTCTGGGTATTTCAAAAGATTTAAATATATTAAGAAAATATTGATTTGTTTCTGTTACTTCAAGATTATTGTAAGTGTTAAGTCTTGATGATCCAATCAGATTTATATTGGCAATATCTCTATATGTTTTATTTGTTTTATTAATTGACATTTATAATCCTTTTATTCATCATCAGCAGCCGCAACCGTTGTTGTTATATTACCAGCACCATCACCCCACGAACTTTTATATAAAGGTCTTAAATCAAGGAATGTGACTGTTAATTCTGCTCTTGTTGGTGTCCCACCTTTATATGGTGCCTGCCATGTTACCTGAACATCAGTTAATGCACAATCCTCAATATAAACAAATGTTTGTGGTATAGATCTAATAGAGAAAATTGCAGGGAAATCTATCATATCTACTGATTTCCCTGCAATCCCAGCACAACTCAATTTCCTAAATTCATGAATAGGTTCCAGTACGTCTTTATAGGGATCAAGCCATTCCATTAATGTGAATGTGAATGATATTTGTCGTCTCCCTGACCCTGTATATACTAATGGTGTATCAACTTTATATTTTGCTGATGCAGTACTACCCGCCTCCAAATATCCTTTAGCACCACCCTTAGCACCACCCAACGCTTTTCCTGCATCAAAAAGTCCAGCAACAGTACCTTCCGTTTGTGCAATAACTTCAGATAATCTGCCCTGAATACTACCATAAGGTTCCCATGTATGATTAATACTCTCTTGTATATCAGTAAATCCTATGAATGTCCAATCAAACAAGTGCCCACCTTTTTGTATATGGTTTGATTCTCTTGGATTTAAGTTTTGAGTTTCCAGAGTTTCTGCAGTTATGAATATTTTACATAAATCACCTGCAGTGCCTGATCTTGGAAATTCTTGAGTAAAAGATCCCATTATCCTAACCCATAACTTGTATTCAACCACATAACACTCATACTGCCTATATCCTCTGGTGGATCGTTTTGTGAGGTACTATTATTATTATTAATAACAATAGGTCTGTCATTAGATGCTACTGTATTATCATTTATTTTTTTCATACCTTTACTTATATTATCATTTAATTGTTTCTGTGACTCTAGTTCTTTTTTCTTTGCATTTGTTTTTGCCTCAACTATATCTGTCGGGTTTGATATTGTCCCTACACCTTTTGTGGTCATACCCTCATGAATTGCCATTGCCTTAACCATTGCATCTGATTGTTCTGGTGTAAGTGATGACATCATTTGATTGGGTGATATTCCCGTTTGTTTAGATACAAAATCAGTATATGCTTTGGTGTTATTTTCAGAAGCTGGTGCATATCTACTAATTGCACCAGACATTGTTTTATTCTGATAATTTTTGGTTTTAAGTAATGCTTTTTGTGCATCATAACCAGCCTGCATATTAGGAAATATTGCAAATCTACCATCAGTCCCTATTGCACCCTGTTTCTTGGCAAATTTACCGTATTCAATGTTGCCAGGATTGAAATTTCTCCAATTTCTATGACCACCTGATCTGATACTACCATCTGACATTGTAACTTCTTTAAATCCTGTCTTATTTGCCATACCGAAAAGTTCTTTTGTTTTTTCTTGTGTAATACCGTTATTTTGTGGTACATCCTCATCTTTACCAAAACCAAACATTGATTTGAATTTATCTTTAATACCACCATAGAATTTATCCTGACGGTTTTTACGTTCTATGGATTCGTTGAGTTTGCCCTGTTCCTTTTTGTACCTTGCTTTTTGTTTTTTTGTTAATTCTTTATTGTATATGGTGTCTTTTTCCAAACGAACATTAGTAACCCTTTTTTCATCCACACCTTTTTTAACCTTATTATAGAACTCTTCATCAACAGCATGGTAATCGACAAAGTATGATGTTTTTGTCTGTTCTTTTATTTTTTCTTGTATAACACGATCCATCGTTTTAATAGAATCTTTTTCCCAATTCCCTTGACGACCAATCCCAAGAATCTCTTCTGTGGTATACTCTTCTTTTAACCTTTTTGCGTCTACAATTTTATTCGCACCAAAATCATCAACACCAATACCAGACTTAAAAACATCTTTGATATTCTGTTTGTGCTCTTTAATGGTTTCGTTTTCTTTATCTGACTCTTCTTTATCGTTACGTTTTATAATATCATTTGATTTATCCGTGATATTCTCTTTTTCTTTGTCTATCTTTTTATCTATTTTTTTAAGTCTTCTATTCTCAAACCAAGATGTGTCACCAGCATCTTTCTTTTTCTGTAGTTCTACCTTCTCTTTTTGTAAATCTTTGATATTCTGTTTGTATTTTTTAATGTCATTTGAATCGGATTCGTTTTTGTCAGATGTTGATTGAAATAGTGTCCCGACGATAGGTAAAGATTTCAGTTTATTTTTAGCCCAACCTACAATTTTTTCAACAAATTCACCCACATCAGCAAAGAAATCTATTATTGGTTGAAAAAACAATTTAACCTTATCAACCAACCCTATATCCTTTATCCATGATTTAATGGAATCAAGGGCTTTATTAAAAACATCACTGAATAAGTTCGTTACTGCTTTTAATACCTTATATATTACCATTATTGGATTCCATTCCCATAATTGTTTCATGAATGTTTTAAAATTATTCCACATCCATGGAATGAAGTCTAACAATTTAGAACCAAACCATTTCCATAATTTCCATACTTGTTCTATAGGAAAAAAGATAATATTGAATAGTGTATCAACAATCCATTTATATGCTTTACTAAACATACCTGCACCATCTTTAATAAGACCAAATGATAATTTTTCTACAACCCAACCCAACAGTTTTACTGGCAATTCAAATAGTTTATAAAACACGTTAATCAAACCATCTTTAATTCTACCAAAAATAGTATCTTCTGTTGATTTCATGAATCCTGATATAAAATCAAAGATACTTATTACTACTTGAAAAATCCATGCAAGTTTGGTAAATCCTATCATAAATGCTTTAGAAAACATTTTTATTGGACTTACAAAAAGTGCGATAAACTTACCAATTTTGCCTGATGCAGCAACAACTTCATCAAAAATCATAAATACATCAGCAAAATAACCACCGAACCTTTCTAAACCAATTAAAAATTTTCGGAGAAATCTATAAAGCCATTTTATAGGATTAAATATTAAAGTCATAATATTTGATAACAGACCAGCTTCACCTGAACTAGTAAATAACCCTTTTATCAATTTTATACCTTTTAACACAATATCATTTACTTTGGGTATTTGCATCAAAAGATTTCCTATTAACTTAAATGGTACTAAAAAAGATCCAGCAGCCGCACCAGATAACAGACCAAGAACACCTATTATTCCCATTTTCTTTAACCAACCCATACCCTCTTTTTTATCATCAACTTCTTCATCTTCCCGTTGTTCCATTAAGAATGTATCTTTTTGGAGTTGATAGGTATTATCCATGGTATCTTTAATATCATCAAGTAAATTGTTAGTTTCATCTTGTTCGTCTACCATACCCAATGAATTCTTAACGCCTTCCATCATTATATCATCTGATTCATTTTTATTATCAGATTTACCACCATCGGACTCACCAAACATACCAAACATACCCTTACTTAATCCAATAAAGGGCATTAGTATATCTTTGGTTTCACCTAAGATGTGGTCTGTTTTAGATTTACCGTAATCAATAAAACCATCCAAAGATGTCATGTTTTTATTAAACATGCCTGCCAGTGGATTAATCGTATCTTTAACATCACCCAACACATAATCTGTTTGATTCTTAGCATAATCAAACATATCTTTAGAACCCTCAGAGAACCCATTTTTAATGTCTATGGACATTTTCTTAGATGAAGTATCAACAGATTTTTCTATATCAGTAGTGATGTCTTCTACACTTTTACTGATGGTTTCAGTTGTATCTGTTAATATTTTCTTTATTTCATCATCAGAAATACCAGTTCCTTGAAATTCAGGGGTGACTGTGATAATATTTCTTATCTCAGCAACAGTATCCTGCATGGATTGTTTTTCTTGTTGGACTATTTGTTTATAATCTTTAATAAAATGGTCTAATACTATACTTTTCATAATTTTTCCTATAAAAAAAGGGTATAATCCTTAATTGGATTATACCCTTTAGAATAAATCTATCCATTCATATAAAATGAAGCGAGGTATTAATATGTTAATTTGTTTCTGTTTATTATATTTAAGTTTTTTAATGCCGAATCAACACCACACCGTATCATATCCCGATATAAAGGTTTTATTTCTTGTTTTTTCAATACCTTGTCAAGAGTTTTAAGTGATTTGTCTATTCTTTTTTGCATCTCATTTGGGTTTAAATTTTTATATTTAAGTTCCAAAATATTGTCAAGTTGTTTTAATACAGTAACAAACAGTTTGACTGATGACATAACACCTTCATCTAGTTGGATATTCTGTTTTAGGTATTTTTCATACATTATTATATGCTTCCTTTTCTTTTTTAATATCGACAGATAAATAGTCCAATAACATCATTCTTTCCCAATCAGGAATGTTATTAGAATCAAATAGAGATATATTACAATGTTTTGCCAGGTAATATTGTTCCCTTAATATATTTGCTATACTGGCACCCCCTGTTATTAGGTGCCTTAGAAGAAAAAACCTGTAAGTGGGATATTCTTTTCTTCATCATCCCACCCACAAAACCTACATTCAGGTTTATATGTGAAGGTAATACCGTAATCATTCTTAGTATACCAAGATGTGATACCACCAAAATCTCTTTCACTAAGATTATCTAATAATTCTTTTTTATCTTCAACACTAGCATCAGTGATTTCACCTGCTGGGGTATCAAATTTAGTGATACTTAAAGCATATACATAAGTCCCTATTTCGGCCATACGTTGGTCATCATTGAGATTTTTCTGTTTTTTGACTAATTTAATAGCATTTTTCTGCATTCCTCGTGTAATAAGTGACAAATGAACATTAAAATTATCACTTATTTTCACTTTTGTATCAATATTCTGAGGGAACGGTACAGACTCCAAATCATTGATATTAATATTGTTGATTAATTCTGTTTTACATTCAGGACATTTAATATTGAATGAGTATTCATTACCTTTGGTTATCTTTCTTATATTAATAAGCAAATCAAACCTATCCTGTTGTGTAATATTATCAATATTAAAATCTTCTGTTGTTACACATCCCTTGATAACCTCATCAAGAATATCCTCCATAGCAAAAGAATCATCATTACCCTCATAAGCCAAAATTTTCTTCATTTGACCCGTTGTGATAGGTTTAATGGTTACTTTTTGACTTATGCTAGGTAACTCTACTTCTGTATCATATTGATTTAAAAATTGTATTAATGCATTTTCTGACATATTTATTCACCTTTTATTTGTTTTACTGATTAAGCATATTCGTGCCATTGATATGCAAATGTTACACTAAATGTAGCGACTTCTTTTGAACCATAATCCAATGTCATTTCACCAACATTGGTTGGGAATGCTTTCCATAATGTATATGTTAAAATTGGACTGCCTGATGTATGATCAAGATGTTCCAATCTAATATTTTGCATATACTCTTTAGGTGTTCCATGAATATTTGTTTTTACTTCATGAATTTTATCAACCCAATTTAATAGATTATATCTAATATAATCTTTAGGATCTACATTAAATTCAACAGTAAAATCACTGTATTCATTTGTTGTTGCTAATTTATATATATTACCCTGCCAATTTGTTTCTGTAACACCTAATTGACTAGCAGGTAATGATGATGATTTTACAAGAAATCTATCTGAGGCATCCAAATAGTCAATACTATCGAACATAATATAGAATGTATACCCTCTCGCAAAATCTTGATTTGATTGGTTTGAAATAAAACCACTTAAACTGAAATCAGACATTATTTTTCTCCTTATTATAAAATGTGAGATAAGAAGTTATCTTATCTCACATTGTATTTATATAATTAATTACCCTTGGTAATTAATTACCTCTTCTTGTGCTTCCTCAAAAGACATTCCTGTTTTCATTGCAACGAATTGAAGTACAATAAATTCAGCAACTCTGGTAGGTTTGATAAAGATTGTACACCATAATTCATTTCTATCAATTCTTTCAGGTGTATTATTTGTTTCATCACAAACTACTTTGAAATCATAAACACCACGTCTTTGTTGAACGTCACGCAAAAATGGTTCAATCATAGCTGTTAACTGAGCTCTTGTAATTCTATCATTGAATTCAAATAAGAAGTATTTTGCTGCAGTACTAATGGCTTTCTCAAGTACAATGAATAAACGTCTTACATTTACTCTATTGAATGCACTTGATTTATCCAACATTGTTTTCTGACCCCAAACAACCTTACCTTGACCAGCAAATGATACAATAGGGTTG